TCACGCCGCTCCCTTCAGCAGGTAGTTCGCCATGGCGATGCGGGAGGCCACTCCGGCGTCGGGGCCTAGCAGTTCGGAGGCGCGCAGGAACGCGCGCTCGCGCTCGGCGGTTCCGGGCTGCGGGAGTATCGCGTCGGCGAAGGTCGGCGGCTGCGGGGCGGGGTAGGCCGGTGGGGCCGGCGGGTAGTCGGCCACGATCGACTGCGGGGCGGTGAGCTGGTCGGCCAGGACCGGCTGCGGGAGCGCGGAGGGCGAGGTCGAGCCACCGGCCGCCAGGTAGGGCTGTCCGGCCTGGCGGGCCTGCTCGGCCTGGCGGGCGGCCTCCATCTCACCGAGGCGTCGGGCGGCCTCGGCTTCCTCCTGGCGGACGCGCTCGATCTCCTGGACGGTGGCGCGGGACTGGGCGGCGGCCTGGGCGAGGGTGTTGCCCAGGGACTCGGCGACCTCGGGGTTCAGGTAGATGGAGACGGCGGTCTCGCCGCAGTGCACCAGCAGGCCGATGTCGCCCTCGCCGTCCACGTGGGTGCGGGCGTAGTCGCGGGGGCCGTCGTACTTACAGGGGAACCGCTGCTCGTCCGTGTGGACGGTGTACTGCTCAGGGACGGTCGTCATGGGGGTTCTCTCCGGTGGGTGCGGTCAGGTACTCGGCGATGCGCAGGACGGCGCTCACCCGGGCGTCGATCGGCTGGTCCTGGTAGCCACGGGCGTTGGTGGCCATCTCGGTGACGGTCTTCTGGGCGAGGGCCAGGGCCTCGGGGCGGTTCACCGCTTCTCCCAGTGCGCGTCTGGGCCGAACAGAGGCGGGGGCGCGGGGCGGTCGTACAGCCCGCCGGCCGTCGCTCTGGGTGCGGAGACGCGTTCGGCCTTGGCCTCGCGCTCCAGGATGCTGGCCTGGCGGGCGAGGTAGGCGGACAGCTCGCGGCACTGGTCGGCATTGAGGCGGGCGGGGCGACCGGTCTCGGCCCCGACGGACAGGGCGAGGACGCCGTGCAGCCGTTCGTTGCGCACACCGACGACGGCCCCGAGCCGGGTCGTCATGGTGGCCTTGTGCTCGGTGGTCTCGATCACGGGTCTCTCTCCTTGATCAGGTGAACAGGCCCAGGAACGCCTGGACCTCGCGGGCGGAGTGCCCGCCGTCGTAGCGGACGGTCCGCTCCCTGTCGGTGATCTCCAGGCCGTAGCCGTCGCTGTCGCCGGAGTCGGCGAAGACGCGCAGGGTCGCGCCGCCGGACAGCTCGTAGGTTCCGACCGGGGTGTTCATCGCGGGGTCCTTCCGTGGCGGTGGGGGTTCGGAAGGCTTGAGGCGGTGCGGTTAACACGCGGCCTCACGCGGTGGCCCGCAGCTTCTTCAGGACGCGCGACCAGGTGGCCTTGACGGTGCCCGGGGTCTTGCCCAGCAGGTCCGCTATCGCGGTGGCGTCGAGCTTCCCGGCGTCGGTGAGCAGCGGCGGTCCGTCGAAGCCGAACGCCGCGCGGGCGATGGCGGCCTCGGTCGGGGACATGGCGGCCAGCAGCTCCGCGGCTTTGACTTCGGCGGCGGCGGTGAAGCGGGCGGAGCTGTCGGTGTCGGCCGCGCGGTCGATGATCGCGCCGGTGGCGTGCTTGCCGCGCTTGGTCCCGGTGACCTTCACCCCTTTGCAGCGCACGGCGTCGCGGGAGACCTCCAGGAGGTTGTGGGCCAGGGAGGGCTGGAGGTCGGTGCACCAGCCCTGGCGGGTGGCGCCCGCAACGACCTGTCGGCCGTCCTTGACGGCAAGGTGGGTGCGTGCGCTGCGGGGTGTGGTGCCGAGCGGGGTGTACTCGACCAGGTGGTCGGGGTCCTGTGCGGTGGAGGCTTCGAGCGCGCTCTCCGAGACGCCGGCCAGCGGTACGGGGCGGTCGAAGGCGGCGGCGACGGCGTCGGCCCGTTCGGGCGAGAAGCGGACCTGGGGGTCCGGGTGGGCGATCAGTTCGGCCTTCGCGGCGTGGAAGTCGCCGCCGGATCGGGAGAGGGCTCCCATGAACGCGGCGGAGGTGGAGCGCGGCACGCCCGGGGCGACCTCGCGGGCGACGACCGCGCGGCCGTCGAGCTTGGCGCGCTGGAAGGCGTAGGAGGTGAACTGGGCGGTGTTGGGGGCGTCCACGTCCCAGTCGTTGAGGGCGCGCCAGAAGGAGAGGCGCATCTCCTGGGCGATGTCCTGGGCGGCCTGGTGGCTGTCGCCTTCCATCTGCTGGGCGCGCTTGCGGGAGACGGACCGGGCGATGCCTTCCAGTTCCGTCAGGATCTCCTCGGTGGCGACGCGGCCCCGGTCGAGCTGGCCCACGCCGGTCAGGGCGGTCAGGGGCTTGGGGGTCTGGGCGAGGGAGATCAGGGCGGGGGTGATGCAGGACGAAGGCATGGTGGTTCCTTGGCATGTACAGAACAGATAGATGGGCGTGCGGTATCGCCGTGCGGCGGACCGCAAAAGGGCATGGCGAAGGCCCGGCCGGCGCGTGGCCGCATCAGGGCGCGAAGAAGCCCCGGCGGGCACGGCGGCCGTGTCGGGGCATGGAAAAGGCCCCTGCCGGTTCGGACTAGCCGAAAGGCAGGGGCCTGGGGTGGCCTGGGATCAGGTCAGGCCGGTCAAGCTCCGCGAATCCTCCGGCGGGGTGCCGGAGGAATGGTGAGGGCGAGGCGACGCGTGAATAGCGCCATGCAGCGCGCGAGACGCAGGATGAGGGCGCGTTCGATCCCGGCCCGGTCCGGGCCGGGGTTCACCGCTCGCTCCACATGAAGGGCGGACAGGAGAACGAGGGGCAGGCGCGCGATCTCGCGGGGGTCCACCACCGCCTCCAGGTCACTGAGGCGAAGACGGCTCCCGTCAGTGATCCCCATGGCGTGGCGCATCGCTAACGCCCCGGCGGGGCTGATGTTTTCGGCCGCCGCCCGGCGAGCGCGGGAAAGCCGGGAAAGATGCCGGGAGACACCTCCGGTACGGGCCCATGCTCCCCGCGTCATCATCACTCCCAGCTATGGCCCGCGCGTCCTCCGGCGCGGCTTGTCATGACAGGCTTACATGCACCCGAAAGGTCCGCAACGCAAACATTCGTTGGCAATAGGGCCCTTCGTCCCGATCATGGCGATTACCTGCATGTTTGTATGCAAAGAGCAGGTAATGTGACTCCAATCTCACTTGCCGTGGTCGCGCAGGTATTCGGCCCCCCGGGCAACCCGGTCGGACGAGTCCCCAAAGTGGCCGAGTGCACTGTTCTCCCCCCTGCACAGAAGCCTTCTGACGGCCTGTCCGTGCGGCTTGGCGTGGTCGTGGTCGACCACCAGGCGGTCACCGACGGCGGCCTTGTGCCCGCAGATCGCGCACCGCCACCGCTGACTGCGGCCCATCCGCTCGTAGTCGCTCAGCGTGATGCCGTAGGCCCGCCGCAGCCGGGCGTCCCGACGCTTGCGGACCACCTGCGGGTCGCGGTTGGCCTTGCGGTTCGCCGCACGCACGCACGGCCGGCAGACGTTCGCCCGCCCGTTCGGCGACCTCTTGCGCCTGCCGAACTGGCCGAGCGGCTTCTCGTCGTCGCACACCTCGCAGAACTGGGTGTGCGCGCTCTCAGGCTCACGCCGCATAGGCCCACTCCTTGGGCAGGCCGTAGCCGTCGGCCCAGCTCGGCCCGTAGACCTCCGGGTCGGTGTCCAGCGGGACGCCCAGCAGGTCCATCCTCATGGCCTCGGCGCACGCGCGGGCGACGTCCGCGGCCTCCTTCTTCGGGGCGGTGCCCACGACCTCGTCGTGCACCCACATGGTGAGGTAAGGGGTCAGGCCCTGGTCGTCCATCTTGATCAGCGCCTGCCCCATCGTGTCCCTCGCCGTGGACTGGCAGGCGTAGGCGACCGACTTGTACAGCTTGTCGCGGTCCAGGTGGAGCCGCCGGCCGGTGACCGTGGTCATCGTGCACCGCTCCGCCAGCGCGGTGCGTTGCATCTTGCGGGCCCACCTCTTGATCCCGGGGAACGCCTTGCCGTAGCGCTGGAGCGTGTCCCGCATGACCGCCACGTCCTGGCCGGTCTGCTTGGCCAGCGTCGCGGCCCCGCCCTGGTAGGCGGTGCCCAACCCGGCGATCTTGGCCAGGGTGCGCTGGGCCTTGGTGTAGTCCTCGCCGAACATGAGCTTCGCCGCGTACCCGTGCAGGTCATGCCCCTGGGCGATGGCCCGGGTCATCCTGGACTCGCCCGACAGGGCGGCCAGCACCCGGAGTTCGACCGCCTGCTGGTCCACCGAGAAGTAGGCGTGACCCGGCTCGGCGACCACGCAGCGGCGCACCTCCCATCCGTGGGAGGGTAGCTGGGCCATCGCCGGGTCGGAGTGCGAGGCGCGGCCGGTCTGGGCACCGAGAGGGTTGATCTTCGGGTGGATGCGGTCGACGTGGTCGCGGTTGTTCAGCATCGCCTCGGCGTAGCTGGTCGACCACTTGCCCGCCCTCTTCGCCCGCAGCACGGCGTCCGCCAACGGGTTGGGCTCGCGCATCCCGAGCCGGACCCAGTCCGGGTCGAGATCGGCCATCGGCAGCAGTACCTCTTTGGCCACCGACAGCGCGCCGCTGTCGGTCTTCTCGGTCAACACCTCGCCCATTCCGAGCAGGGCGCCCACCACCTGGTCGGGCGAGTTCACCGAGGACACCCCGAAGCGCTCAGCCACGGTGGAGTACCGCTCCTTCTGCCGGGCGAGGCGGCCGACCAGGCCCTCGGTGTACTCGGGGTCGATCAGCATGCCCTTGCGCTGCAACTTCGCGCAGACCAGCGCGACCCGGTGTTCGTACGGCAGCAGCGCCGAGCGCAGTCCCTCCGCCCGGTAGCGCTCCAGCAGCTTGGGCAGCAACCTGGCGACGAGCAGGGCGTCGAGACCGGCGTACAGCTCGTAGACGTCGTGCGAGAGGCTGATCCGTGCCCAGCCGTTCTCCTTCGTCAACCCGAGCCCGTTGAAGACCTTCGTCAGGTCGTTCTGCGTATCGGGGGCCGCGGGATCGACGTACCAGGCCGACAGCGGCTTGAGGGACAGGCCCACCCCGCCCTCGTAGTCGTGGCGACTGTCGAGCAGGTGGGCGGCCACCCGGGAGTCCTGGGCGCGCGGGTAGAGGTCTTCCAGCCGGATGCCGAACTCCCGGTCCACGGCCAGTGCATCGAAGGCGAGATTGTGCGCCACCAGGTTCGGCAGCGCGGCCAGGGCCTCGATCGCGGTCCTGCGGAAGGGTCCGCCGAGTTCGACGGGGATGACGTACGCGGTGTGGGTGTCGGCGAACTGCGCCAGGCGTATTCGGTCGGTCCACGCCAGGCCGGTGGTCTCGGTGTCGAAGCCGATCAGCGTGCCCGCGTTGGCGTGGGCGGTCCACCAGGTGCGGAACTCCCGCAGGTCGTCACCGTTCTCGGCGACCTTGATCTCGACTGGCTCTCCGGCCAGCCGGTACGGGTGTACCCGCATGTGCTCATTTCCTAGTCGTTGGTGGTGTCGAAGACTCCCGGACCGGCGGGTACCGGCTCAGCGGCGAAACGCACGCCGAGCAGCACCCGGCCTCGGGTCATGCGGTGCTGGCGGATGCCGCGCTCGTCCAGCGCGCTGATGAATCCGCGGCGGGTCCACGCCTTCTCGCCCTGGGCCTCGCACCAGTCGCGGTACGCGGTGTACGCGTCCTGGGCCGGGACGTGGCTCTTGTCGCTGTCGGTCTTCACCAGGACGTCGGTCAGGAACTCCGCCAAGGCGTCCGAGTTCTCCTTGAAGGCGCTGGTCGCCGTCTTGATGCAGTCGGGCTCCTTCAGGCCCTCGGCGTACCACTCGACGGCTCCGGCGACCGCCCAGGCGGCGATCCCCTCGGCCTCCTCCCGCAACTGGGCGAAGATCGAGTGGTCCCGCTCCTCCGGCTTGAAGTACCGGTCGAATTTGATCAACTTGACCCGCCTCCAGAGCCCTTCGTCCTGGGACCTGAAGCTGGGCGTGTGGTTGGACGCCAGCCACAGCAGGAAAGTCGGCTGGTAGGTGAAGAAGTTCTCCCGCATGAACCTCGCGGTGAGCCGGTCCGAGCCGGTCGCGCGCTTCAGCACGGACTCGCTCATCGGCTTGCCCGCCTCGCCTTCCGAGGCCATCACCATCCGGGCCCCGCGCAGCGCGGCCAGGTCGGCGGGGATCGAGCTGCCCCGGTCCTCGAAGGTCTCGAAGCGCGTCGTCTCCGACAGGTCGCCGAAGACATGGCTGAGACTGTCCAGGAAGACGGACTTGCCGTTCGCGCCCGTCCCGATCAGCACGGCGAACGCCTGCTCCGCGGTCGACCCGGTGATGCCGTACCCGCACAACCGGCGGATGTAGTCGACCATCGCCGGCTCGTTCGGGAACACCTCCTTGAGGAAGCGCCGCCACCGCTTCGCCTTCTTCAGCCGGTCGTAGTTCCACGGCAGCGACTTGGTCAGCATGTCCGCCGGGTCGTGCTGCCTGCGGATGCCGGTCTTCAGGTCCACCGTCCCGTTGGCGAAGCTGAGCAGGTGCGGCTGGTTGTCGAAGTCGTCCACGTCGCAGTGCACGCCGCGCACCGAGGCCAGTTCGCGCATCAGGTCGTCGATGCGGCGGGCCATGGTGAAGCCCTTCGCCGCCTTCGCCAGCGGCAGTGCGGCGACCTGCTTCTCGTATTCGGCGACCAGCGCGTCCCCGGCGAGCTTCAGCGCCAGGGCTTCGCGGATGACCGCCTTCTCCCGGGCCAGCGTCTCGACCATCGCCGCCCCGAGGTCGTGGGCGGCCTGGCGCACCAGCACCTCGTTGCGGACCCAGTGGGTACCGCTCCAGACGTGGAAGCCCACGCCGTCGGCGTACTTGATGCCGCCCCTCATGAACATCACCAACGCGTGGGCGTTGACGATGTCCGAGGCCCCGTAGCGGGCCGCCGCCTCGCGGTAGGCGGCCACCGCCTCGGCCGGCGGCAGTGTCAGCGACGGCCGGTCCGGCTCGTACGGGGTGGTCAGGCGGTCGATGGAACACATCGTCACCGGGTGGATCTCCAAACTGCGTAGTCCTTGAAGCCCGGGGGCAGGGTCAGCCGCCGGGCGGGCACCTCCCGTTCGTGGAGGGCGGCCAGGATGGTCTGGGCGAAGGCACGCCCGGAGCGGTCGTTGTCACCGCACACCCGCACGTCGCGGCCCGCCAGACCGGCGGCCAACGCGTCCAGCGTGGTGGGGTCGTTGTTGAGCAGCGCGGCCCCGCGCACCCCCACCGCGTTGAAGCCGTCGGCGACGATCGCCAGCGGATCGGACAGGCCCTCCGCGACGATCCACGGCGCGGACGGGTCCGGGCCGGGGAACACCCCGTACCGCTGCCACTCGAACCCGTCGGGGTTGGCGAGCGAGATCCACCGCCCGGGGCAGCGCCCGGAGAGGTCCCGGCCCTGTGCGCCCCTGGCCACTCCCGCGAAGTCGTGCATGGGCACGACGAGGCGGGGATACCGGAGGAACGAGGTCGGAACCCAGTCGGGGCACGGCTGCGGACCGGGCCACCAGCGCAGGCCCAGCCGGCCCTGCTCCGCAGCGGGCAAGCCGAAACGTTTCTGCGCGTAGGCCACCGCCGGGGCGGCATTGTCACCACCGGCCGGCAGGGAGTCCAGCCACACCCGCAGCCCGGCCGTCAGGAACGGGGAGACGGGCTCCGGCCGGGCCTCGGCGACGGCGACCAGGCCCTCCGCATCGACGTTGAACAGGTGCCGGGGCAGGAGGCCCATCCCGGCGACGATGTCCTCGAAGGCGCACCCGGCGCGGCAGGCCAGGCCGACCATGCCGGACGTCTTCAGGTTGACCCACAGCGACGGCTTCCCGTCGTCGTGGGCCGGGCAGCGGGCGACCCACTCACCGGGCTGGTAGTCCCGCCACTCCTCCAGGCGGTCCAGGATCGCCGACATGCGCACTGTGCGGTCCTCTCGTTCAGCCGTACAGTCGCTCGCACAGCGCCTGCCCGGCAGGTGTGGCGTGGACGGTCCGGTGGTCATCCGCCACGAACAGGCCCTGGGCCTCACGCGTCGGCCGGTAAAGGGCCCGCCCGCCCGGTGTGTGCTCCACGGACAGGTAGCCATCCGCGACCAGGGCCGGGCGCAGAAGGTGATGGGTCACCCCGAGGGCCTTCGCCACGTCGTGCAGCAGGTAGCCTCCGGCGTTATCGCTCGCGGCCCGCTGAGCCTTGAACGCCGGGGTGATCTCCTCAACCCGGGCAGCCAGCACCTTCATGTGCTCGGCCAGCGCCAGCACCGCCGCGTCACGCGCCGGTGCCTCGGCCCGCTCCTCCACGTTGAGCAGGTAGCCCCGAACCTGTCGGGCCACCGGCGAGTCACGCAGCAGCATGCCCATCAGTAGCACCGCACGGCGGGTGTATAGGTTCACCATGCTCGCCCCACCACGGGGGCGCTTCGTTTGGGGGGACACCATGCCCCCCCAAAACACATCGGCTGCAACCGTCGTCAGCCCGTTCACCGTGAACTCATCACGGTGCCGCTGCACGAGCTTCTTCACCGTCTCGACGTCCACGTCGTAGAACGCGGCGACCCCTGCCCGGTCTACGTGAATGCCGTCCGACAGCACGGCCAGCTTCCCGACCTTGTCCAGTACATCGGTCTTGTCGGCCAGCCCGGCGCGGGCGGCAGGGGACTCGGTCAGAACCATCTCGTTGATCATTGCTCTCTCCTTGTGCATCTCAGTAACCGGCCTCCCGAAGGGCCTTGACGATCGCGGCGTGCGTGCGAATGGACGTGACGGCGTACCCGTCCTCGGTCTTCGCGCGGGGCCGCTTCACGTAGGCGACCCCGAACGGCATCCCGGCGTTCTTCGCCTCGGCCTCGGCCTGGCGGACGTAGGCGGCGAGGTCGTACGACTTCTCGGCCTTGCACTCCCCGGCGAAGGGGCGCACTCCGAGGTCACCGATGTCCGCCGGGCCCTCCTGGACGTTGCGGCGGATGTTGTCGCGGTCGACGGGGTCCTTCCAGCGGACCGCGCGGTCGCTGTCTTTCCAGTCCGGCCGGTACTGGCCGAGTTGTTCGTTCAGGTAGTCGGCCACCGTGGACTCCCAGGCGGTGCCCTTGGCCTTGGAGCGGTTGGCCACTAGGCGGTCACCGCCGTCAGGGCCGCACCTCGGAAGACAGCCACGGCGGCGGCCTCCCAGTAGCGCGGCCAGTCCGGGCGCTCGCGGGCGTCGTGGAGGAAGACGATGGTGTCCCCGGGCCCTGCCGTGCGCAGGTCCCCGAGGGCCGGGGCGATGCCCAGGCCGATGCGGTAGGTCACGTCTCGCCCTCCCCCTGGCGCGGCTCGCGGTAGTCGACGGTGTGGGCCGAGTCGGAGGCCCGCAGCAGCCGCCGCGGATTCGCGCCTTCGGCGCTCAGGGCCCGTGCTCGGGCGTGGAGGAAGGCCCTGCGGTCCTCGGGCGGGATCTTCCACAGGGGGGTCGTGTGGTGGAGCACCGGTCAGTCCCTCTCCGGGAGATGGGCCCAGGAGGTCCGGCGGGCGATGTGGCGACAGGCCCGCTCGGAGATGTTGAAGGCACCCGCGAGGGCGGACAGGCTGGCGCCCAGGTCGGCGGCGCGGCGGATGGCGTAGACCTTGCGCTCAGTCAGCTTGGCCTGCGAGTTGCGGGTGCCGGCCGCCGTCGGCCGGGGTGACTCGCGGAACGCGGACCGCATGATCTCCTGCGCGCGGTCGACCGCAGGCAGGACGCTGACGAGGCGGGCCGGGGTCGGCTCCGCTGTGGTCGGGGTGTGCACGGGCTTCTCTCTCCAGGGAAACGAGAGCGGGACCGGCCCCGAAGGACCGGTCCCGCTGGTGGTACTGGTGGGTGGAGCGCCGGTTAGAACGGCGGCTCCTCCTCGATCGCCGAAGCCGGGGTGTCGGTGATCGCCTGCTCGTAGGACTTGATCACCTTGGCGGTGAGCTTCTGGTAGTCGACGTCTCGGCCCGCCTTGCTCAGGTACTGAACCCGCTCGTTGGTCAGGTTCACCAGTGCGGGGCCGCCGACCTTGGCCAGCGCGTTCTTCAGTGCGGGCAGCTCGCTGATCAGCGTCCAGCCGGACGACTTGTAGCGGAAGACACCGAGGTCCGGGTCGTGCGCCAGCTTGAAGCTGATGCGGATGTCCGGCTTGGGGCCCCGCTCGTCGTTGGCCCGTGCCTTCAGCTCCGCGAGGGTTCGCGGGCAGCGGCACGGCACGCCCACGTCCTCCGGCGGCGACAGGAAGGTCCGGGTGTCGCAGTGGTGGGCGAGCTTGCCGTTCACCCAGTGCCGCATGTCGAAGTGGATCGCGTCGGGGCCGTCGATGACCACCTCCACGCGGTCGGTGTCGGTGTCCACCGCGATGGCGTCCTCCGCCTCGGTGTCCAGCTCGAACGGCGTGCCGCCGAGCAGCTCGGCCACCGCCTCAGCGGTGGCCGGAACGGCGCTGGTGACCCGCCACTTGTGCAGGGCCCGGGGGAAGCCGCCGTTCGGGTCGGGCTCGTAGGCCCGGAAGGTACCGGCCACGTCCGGCCGGGCGTTGGCTTCGGCGCGCTCCGCGCGCTCGGCCAGCTCGGGGTCGCTGGCGAAGATGTTGTCGAGTGCGTCGCTCAAGTGCAGTCCGTTCGTTCGGGTCGGGGGCCGCCGGTCGGTCGGCCCCGGGATGTTCCAGGCGGGGTGGTTAACCAGCCCCCCGGTGAGGCACCCGCAGGGAGCCCCACAGGAGTGAGGCGCGGCGGTTAACAAGCCGGTCAGGAGGCCCGGCGGGCCGTGCCGGTCAGGTGGCCGGCCTCGTGCTTCCAGGCGACGCGGCCGATGATCCCGGCGTCCGAGGCCCGGTCCTCTGCGAAGCGCTTGCGCAGGGTCAGGAACCGGTCGAAGATCTCGCGGTCGATCTTCACCGGCCGGAACTCGGCGCGACCCGGAGTGACGTGCAGCACCGCCCCGGCGTCGACCTTCGGGAACGGCACGATCTTGCGGTCCACGGTGATCAGGTCGTCCGCGTGGGCGTAGGCCGCGAGCTGGGTCGCCACCGACAGGTACACAGACTTGCTGGTCTTGAGGTCGCCAAGGACGACCTTGCCGTTGATCCGGACGAGGAAGTCGAAGCTGCCCGCGTAGTCGTGCGAGCGCGACCAGGCCACGTCTTCCGCGTGGAGCAGCTCGGGCTGGTAGCGGTCGAGCCACGCTTCGATGTGCGGCACGTACGGCTCCACGTCATGGTGCGGGTACGGCACCTCTTCACCGCGCAGGCGCAGCTCGAAGTAGTCGTGGACCAGGCTGCCGACATCGGCGCGGACCTTGGTGTAGCGCTTGGCCGCGAACTTCAGGAAGTCCACGGCGGCCTGGCGGTCCCTGCTGGCGATGCGCTGGACCACCTCCAGGTCGGTCACCGCGGCCTCGGCCGCCATGCCGGCCGACCAGGTCTGAAGGAAGGGCTTCGCTTCCATGTTCAACACCGACGTCACCGAGGGGGCGAGGTCGTCCGTCTCCGGGTGGACGTAGTAGCGCGAACCCTTCTGGTGGATCGTGCGGACGCCTTCGGACATGGGCTCTCTTCTCTGCTTCGGGGCATGGGAAAGGCCCGCCCCGGGCGGGACGGGCCTGGATGGGTCGGGCGGTCAGGCAACGGCGAGCAGCGAGGGCAGGGTGTCCGAGTAGCCGGGCACCTCCGCCTCGACACGGGCGTTCGCCGCCTGCTCGTCGGCCTCCCGCTCGTCCGGCGTCAGCAGGTCCGGCACGAGCGTGTAGACGAAGAGCACGTTCTCAATCGCGCTCGCGGTGCGGTCGAGCGGGTCGAAACGGTCACGCAGGGTCATGCGGTGGCCTCCAGGGCTTCGCGGATGCGGGTGTGGAAGTCAGCGAGGCTGCCGGTGTTGGGGATCACCCGGTCCGCGTGTTCGGGGCCGAGCTGTTCGCTGGGGTGGTCGCCGTCCGGGGCTCCCCGGTCGATGAACCAGACCGCGAACCCGGCGGCGCGCAGCGCGCTCACCTCGTTGGCGAAGCGCACGTCCGTCACGACGACGGGCCCGCCGATCGCGGCGGCGGCGCGCAGGCACCGGCCGATCCAGAAGTCCTGGTCAACGTGTCGACGGACGCCCTCCGTCCCGAGCTGCTGCAAGAACCGGCGGGCGACGGGGAACCTGTCCTTGACCTCCTCCCAGCCGTAGCGGTCGACGGCCTCGGCCAGGTGGACCGGCACCGGGGCGTTCACGCCCAGCAGCTCGATGCCCACCATCGGGTCGATGTCGTAGGCCATCAGCTTCAGCGGGTCGGCCAGCGCGAGCCGTGCCACCCCGTACTCGGCCAGCTCGCCGGCCGCCGTGTCCTTCCCGGACCGGGCCCGGCCGATCAGGGCTATCCCGTGCATGAATCTCTCCTTGTCCACGTGGTCAGCCTGGTTGAGCAGGGCGGGTCAACAACCCGCTCGGGGCGCTGGCCGTCGGCCGGTGCGCCTCTCCGCCCCGGTTGAGGCACTGCGGTTAACACCCGTCCGGCCGGGGCCGGGAACGCGAAAAGGCCCCGCCCTCCCCGGGACGGGGAAGGCGGGGCCTGGGGTGCTGGCGTCAGCTCAGCGCGTCCTCCAGCGCGAGCAGCGCGGCACGGGTCTGCCGCAGCTCCTCGCGGAGCTGATCACGGGTCGTTGTGTCCAGGGAGGCCAGGGTCTGCGGGGTGAGCGTGTCGAGCGCCAGGCGGAAGCTGCGGACCACCTGCGGGCTGCGGGCAGGGGGGATGGCCAGGTCGTCCCCCTCAGCGAAGGCGATTCGGCTGGCGACCTGAAGCGCTCGGCGGTTCGCGGAGACGATCTCCTTCTGCGCCTGCGGGACGATCCGGTAGTGCGCGAAGATCTCATCAGAGGACGACAACCCGGGAAACCGCTTCTCCCGCTCGACGGGATCAGAGTCCAAGCTCCGCACGTAGTCGACCCGAACCTGAGACATCGCCGCGCGGATGCCCAGCAACACTGTCTCGCGCTCGGTCTTCAACTCTTTCCGCCGCTCCGTCGAATCTCCTGGAACAGGCTTGAGACCCGCAGCGTCCAGAAGATCGGACATCCACCGCTTGGCATAGTGACTGTCCCGCCGCAGGTCCGGCAGACCCTCGGAGTTCATGAAAAGGAACGCAGTCTCGAACACGACCGCCGCAAGAGGTCCGTACTCGCGGGCCCGTGCGGACAGCACCAGCGGCAGGGCCCTGTCCATCACGTCCTGGGCTCCAGGAACTTCCTGCCAGCCCGCTTTGGACGACTTCCTCGCGGCCATTAATCCCTCTCACGTCTCGTCGGGCGGAATTCGGTTCGAACAATGCCCACCCGGCATCCATTCCACCACAACCCGGTGACGCAACGAGAAAAGGCCCCGACCCGCCCGAAGGCAGGCCGGGGCCCGGTTCATCGCTTGATCTTCATGCCGTCGCTGCCGTACGCGACGGCGGTCTCGGGTGCCTCGTGCGGGCACGCGCAGCCCTCGGCGAACGCTTCGGCGCGGGCGGCCTCGGTGTTGGCCTGGTCGACGGCGTGGGTGACGACGCGCTTACCGGCGGAGTGGCCGGCGGCCATCGTGGCGGCGGTCAGCAGCAGGCCGATGACGGCCTCGTTGGTCTCGATCCCGGCGAGCTTCGGCACGACGGTGGCGAGCACGGTAAGCAGCGCGACGACGGCCGCTCGGGCCTTCACCGGGTTGTCGGTGATCCAGGTTTTCAGGTCTTCCATGGTGCTCAGCCCTTCAGGCGTATGACAACGTCGGCCAGGGCGGTGCCGCCCGCGAGGCCGGAGGCGACGACGCCGTAGCGCCAGACCTCCAAGGCGCGGACACGGTCTTCGTGGTCGCGGAGGGTCTGGTCGACGGCGTCACTGCTCTGGGCCAGCGAGCGGACGTCCTCGCGGACGCCCACCAACTGGTCGTAGATCTCCCTCGGGCCGATGACGACGCCCAGGGGCTCGTTCTCGGGCATCAGTAGCCCCCTTCGTTCCAGGCGATCGACTCGAAGCTGCCGTAGGTCGCGTTCGCGTAGCGGACTCCGGCGACGATGGAGTCCACGGGGTTGAGGATGTTGCGGTGGCCGGGCAGCGAGTAGGCGTCGAAGGTCGGCCGGATGGTCTGGAGGAGGCCGTACGTCCCGCCGTACAGCGCTTCGTTGCTGTCCCAGTGGTTTTCAGCGAGCGGGTTGCCGCCGGACTCGGCCATCGCTCGGGCCTCGATCGCCGCCGCGCTGGGAACCAGGTCGCCGTTCGCGCGCAGGATGTCCCGGGCCTGCTCGATCCACCCCGCGAGGTCGTCCGAGTAGCCGGTCACGGGGGCGGCCGGCGGCTGCTCGGCGGCGGGTGCCGGGGCGGGCTCCTCGGGCGCCTTCGCCGCAGCGGCGGGTGCAGGTGCCGGGGCGGCGGCCGGGGCCGGGGTGATGGCCTTCGGGGCCGGGCGCGCGACGGGGGCGGAGCCGTCGGGGACGGTGATGTCCTGGCCGGGGAAGATCAGGTCTGGGTTCGCCACGGTGGCCGCGTTGGCGGCGACCAGGGCCTCCAGGGTGACGCGGTAGGTCCCGGCGATGTCCCACAGGGTGTCGCCGGGCACGACGGTGTGGACCGGCGGCGCGGCGGCTCCGGCGGTGGCGGTCGGCAGGCTGATGACCTGCCCGACCTCGATCCGGTCCGGGTCGGCGAGCTGCGGGTTGGCGTTGACCACAGAGTCCAGGCCGACGCCGTAGCGGGCGGCGACGGCGGACAGGGTGTCGCCCGCCGCGACGGTGTGGGTGGAAGCAGGCGGGGCAGGGGTGGGCAGCGGGTCCGGGCTCGGGGACGGCTGCGGGATCTCGGCCGGGGCGGGTTCGGCCGGGGCCGGGCTCTCGCTCGCCTGCGGGGCCGGGGTCACCGGGGCGGCGGTCGGCGACGCGGAGGCTGCGGGCACGGTGACCTGCTCACCCTCGGTGATCCGGTCCGGATCGCTGATCTGGGGGTTCAGCGAGAGCAGCCCGGCGACCGTGGTGCCCAGCGCCACAGCGAGGCCGCCCAGGGTCATGCCCCGGCGGACGGTGATCGTGCGGGTGGCCGGCGGCTTGGGCGCGGAGGCGTCGCCGAACTCGGCGAGGAGGCGGGCGAGCTGCTTGGGGCCGGGGATGCCGTCGGCGTCGGCGTTGTCGCCGAGCTTGAGCTGCCAGGCCCGGAAGGACGAGGTGTCTGCGGTGCCCCACACCGGGCCGGGGCCCTCGGTGTAGCGGGAGCAGCCAGCGCGTACGAGGGCTCGGCCCATCGCGGTGACGTGGTCGCCGACCGCGCCGGGGCCGTAGGGCTTGCCGTCGATGGTGACGGTCTGGCCGGTCGGGGTGGTGGTGCCGGTGCCGCCAGAGCTGTAGGCGGGGCGGCCGACGCCGAGGATGCTGGAGCGGGGCCGGGTCTTGCGCACGACGCAGCCGCCGGAGCCCTGGCCCGCGCCGGAGCTGCGGGCGGTGTTGCCCTCGACGGTCTTCACCTGCTGGCCGGGGGCGGAGTCCTCCAGGACGATGCCCACGTGGTCGGCGGTCGGGCCGCCGTCCCAGGTGAAGAAGACGATGTCACCACGGCGGAACTGCTCGTCTCGGCCGTGCCACTGGCCCTTGTTGCGGAACGCCTGGACGTGGGAGGGGCAGTACGCGTACTTGCCGACGGCCGGGGCCTCGCCGCCCTTGTCGGCGCACCAGGAGACGAACATGTCGCAGTACGGCTCGTGGTTCAGCCCGTACCAGCGGCCGAACGGGGTGTCGTAGAACTTGCCGCTCGGGCTCCGGTCGCCCCGGTAGTTCTGGTCGGCCCACGTCAGGGCCTCGGTGATCACTGCTTCGCGGGAGATGGGCGGTCCTTTCAACGAGGAAGCCCCGCCCGGGAGTTCGGGCGGGGCCGCTGCGCGGGTTGCAGCTGGAGGTCAGGCGTAGCCGGGCGGGATCGGGACGGGGGTCCAGCTGCCGGCCTCGGTCGCCTGCGGGGCTTGGTTGAACGGGAGGGCGAGGGCCACGCCGGGGTCGACGGTGCCGCCTCCGGTGACGTCGGTCCGGGCCTGGAGCAGGAGGCGCTGCCACTCGCCGGGCTGGCCGCCGCCCGTCGGCAGCACCCAGTCCAACCTGACCCAGCCGTTGTTGAGTGCGCCGCCGGTGTACTGCCACTCCGCGGTGACCGCGCGGGCCCTGTCGACGTCGAAGACCCTGAGCCAGACGTTGGCGCCCTGCTTGGAGGCGATGCGGCAGTCCAGGCGGATGACGGGGTGGGCGATGCCGGCCGTCGGGATGGTGGCGGCGGCGCGCCAGGTGGTGGCGACGTCCAGGCCGGGGCGGTAGGGGGTCATGGGCAGGACCGCGCCGAGTGCGCTGGCGGTGCGCTCCATCGCGGACAGGCGGGTGCCGATGGTCTGGAACTCGTCGGCGAGGGTGGGGCGGCCGTAGACGGTCACGCGGCCACCCCCAGCTCGCCCTTCACCCAGTCGTCCACGCGCGCGAAGATCGTGACGGGGACCAGGGCGAGGGTGGTCTCCTCGCCGCTGCTGGAGACCTTGGTGGCGATCTCCTGGATGACGTACTCGGCGTCGATGCCGGGCCAGCGGGCGGTGCGGGCACGCACGCGGACCTTGTGGCCCACGCGCAGTTCGGCGGCGGAGTACTCGCCGCCCGGGTGCAGGGTGACCTCGGGGACGGTGATCGGGAACGCGCCGACCGCGACCATGCGCTCGGCCTGCGCGGTCAGGGTGTCGACCCTGACCACCGAGTTGTTGGTCTCGACGGCGGACAGGCGCGGGATGCGGCGGCCTTCCTCGGTCTCCAACTGGCCGTTGTACCACCAGCTCTTGAGCTGGCTCCAGCCTTCGCCAGCGCCGTTGACGCCGGTCTCGGTGCACATCCGGTCGCCGTCGGAGGTGACCGAGGTGACGGTGCAGTTGGTGCCGTGCTCCAGCACGATGCCGGTGTCCACTCCTCCGGCCGGGTACAGCCAGCGCATCCGGTTGCGGATCACACGGGCGTCCACGTCCCAGTCGTGGTCTATGCGGAAGTCGAAGCCCTTGATCACCGCGCCCAGCTGCTCGACGGCCTCACCGACGGACTTCCACTCGAACCACGGGTACGTGCGCTCGCGCTTCATGGTGTCCAGGTCGGGGTCGAAGGTCAGCGCGCCGGGGCCGTTGCTGCCCCAGTAGCCGGGTTGGCCGGGGGCGACGGGCGAGGGGTTGTCGGCGAACTGCTGGATCAGCTCGCGGGCGATGGTGGTCTGCTCACGCGGGACCGGCCCGGTGCTGTATCCGAGGTTGATCATGTTGCGGCGGTAGTACTCCCACAGGCCCACGCAGTCGAGCGTCATCTCCTCGGCCGCCAGGTCGACGGACCAGGTCAGCAGGGGGCCGCCCCACAGGACGCGGCTGCCGCGCTGGACGTGGGCGGTGATCCGCCACGGCGAGACGAGCGACCAGTCGAGTCCGGAGAGGGGTTCGGCGGCCAGCGGCACGGTGAACGAGGCGGCACCGGGGGCGTTGAGGATGGTGCGGTAGTTCAGGGCCGAGACGGGCAGTTCGGCGATCAGCTTGCTGCCCTTGAACTCGGACAGGATCACGCGGTAGTCGTCGCTCATCAGGCCGCCACGGTGGTGACGGCCTCGGCGTAGGACGTCCACGCCGCGACGAACTTGATGTTGTTGTTCGCGGTGTTGTCCGGGGACACGCTGGTGGAGACGTTGAGCGGGGTGCCGGCCGGGACCTTGACGGTGGCGCTTCCCCGGGCGTCGCGGGAGTCACCGGCACGGGTGTACTGCGGGCGTCCGGCGCGGCGGCGCTCGCCGTGGCCGGTGACCAGCGGGGTGATCCAGCCCTCGCCGAACTCGCCCCGGTAGGAGACCTCGAAGCTGACGGTGACCAGCCGGGGGTAGGCGACGGCGGGGGCGGTGAACTGGTGCCACCCCTCGCTGCCCCAGGCCCCGTCTGCGGCCTGGTAGGAGGCGTCCAGGCGGACGGCTCCGGGCACCACGGGGGCGGTGGTGCCGGGCCCGGTGACCTTGTGCAGCGCGGTGGAGACCGAGTCGTAGACCAGGCTGCCGGCCGGGGCTCCGGCGGCGGCCTGGACCACGCCCTGGGCCCCGGCGGTGCGCAGCTGGCGCAGCGGGGTGGTGTCGAGCTGCCCGGCCGGGACGAAGCGCACGTCCTCGATGCCGGTGATGCCGGTCTGGGCGATGGAGACGACGGCCAGGCGGATGCAGTTGGACGGCACGGGCCAGTCCTTCGCGCCGGGGGTGGACTCGGCGAGGACGGCGATCGACCAGCCCTTCGCGCCCTCCTTGGTCACCTGTGTGCCGGAGGCCGCCGGGGCCGCGTAGGGGGTGCCGTCGGCGGCGTAGGTGACGGACTGCATGTAGCGGTCCGCGGTGGTCTTCAGGTCCATCAGCAGGGGACCTGCCGGGGCGCTGTCGGGGTCGGCGAAGGCGACCACCATGTCCTGGCGGGCGGCCTCGCCGGGCTTGGGGGTGGAGCACTGGAGCTGCACGGAGGCGTCCAGGTTGGCGAAGTGGACCGCGCCCTTGTGGGACACGGCCACGTCGTCGGGCAGCCACACCGACCCGGCCGCCACGGACACGCGCGGGGTGGGGTTGTCGACCTTCTCGACCAGCAGGGCGGTGGGCCCGGACACGCCCACGTGGGCGCCCCGGGTACCGCCGATCATCGTGCGCAGGTCCAGCGCGTCGTAACGGCCCTGCTGGACGAAGAGCGGGGCACGGAGTTCAACTGCCAAGAGAGAGGGGGTCCTTACATCCAGGCGGAGCGCCACAGCACATCCGCCGTCACCCCGTCGGGGCCTTCGAGTACGTCGAGTTGGAGAGTGCTCGCCCCGGGCGGCAGGGCGAACCAGGCAGAGCCCGGATCGACCTGCCCGAAGCGGGAGGCACCGTTGAGGGTGATACGGCGGCGGGCCATGTCGACTACCAGGGCATCGCCCCGGCCGACCCGCAGCCCCCGGGTGGCGAAGCGGCTGCGCACTCCGTCGTGGACGAGGGTCAGCGACGGGTCGCGGATCTCGCCGGTGGTCGGGGTGAGCCGGATGACGGGCCAGGTGTCGACCGAGCCGGAGTTGGCGATGCCCGGGGCCAGGCGGGCGGTGGGACTGTTGCCCATGTCGAACGGGAACATCAGCGGGAAGATCGGCCTACCGCCCCGGGGGACGGCCACCGCCACGGTCGCCCGCGCCTCGTCGGCGGAGTACAGCCGGGGGTCGGTGGCGGCGAGTTCGACGGTGACGCGGCGGCGGCCCGCGTGGAAGTCGCGGTCCACGATGACAGCGCGCTTGCGCACCCGGGCCATGATCCGCGAGCGCCCGCCGGCCACCCCGGGGAACGCGAACTCCAACGGCCGCTCCACCCCGCCTGGGGCGAAGGCGGCCAGCAGCGCGGGCAGCTCCCGGTCGTCCAGGGCGAGCATGGTCAAAGTGACCGTTCGCCCGCCCATGTAGTCGGTGCCGGGGGTGAGGCCGTCGCGCTGGAGAAGTTCGGCGTCGCTGCTGCGGACCTCGGGGGCGTCGAGCAGCCCGGCCACCTCCTCCAGGACCACGGAGGAGTCCTCACCCAGCAGCAGCCCGCCCCAGGACGCCGTCCACGGCTGGCCGGTGTAGGGGTTGCGGGCGCTGGGCTGGGGGCCGGTGTCCGGGCGCTTGGGCGGCGGCAGGTCCGGCAGCGTCCGGAAGACGACCGGTTCCGACCAGGTGTCCAGGCCGGGGGCGGTGCAGTGGTAGCGGACCCGGTACTCGGTGTCCGGGGCCAGCGGCGGGTCGTCGCCCAGCGGGCCGGAGTCGCCGACGCGGGCCGTGCCCGGCCAAGCGGGGTCCTCGGCGTCGTACTGTGCCTTGCCCGTCTTGGTGTTGGTGGTTTCGACGTCCGTCCACGCGCCCGGCGTCTTCGTGAAGAAGACGCGGGCGGAGTGGGCGGTGGTGTCGCTGACGAAGGGTGGGGAGAGAGCCCCGATCTTGCTACCTCCCCGAGGTCTTCAGCTCCCACGCGATGGCCTTGCCGATCTCGTGGGGGTTGGCGTTGGTGGTGGCGTTGACGGTGATGCGCGGGCCGTAGCGCTCCCGGCCGGCGTCCTTGGAGGCGGGCTCCGGGTGGCGCAGGCCGGCAGCGGCACGCTGGCCGTAGCCGTAGGAGTCGAGCGAGCGCAGCCCGGAGGCGACCGGGCGAAGGGCCTGCTCCAGCGGGCTCGCGTACGCGGCGGCCGGCATCGCGGCGAATGCCATCGGCGCGGCCGTCAGCGAGCGCGGTGCGGCGGCCTGCGGGGCGGCCGACTTGAACGGGTTGAGCGAGGAGACGATCCCCGAGGCGATGCTGCCGACGTTGATCGACTTCATGCCGTTGATCAGCCCTTGGATCGCGCTCTTGCCCTTGTCGTAGAGCAGCGAGCCCAGGTCGCCGATCGCGCCCAGGATCTTGCCCGGCAGCCCGGCGACCAGCGAGACGACGTTGCCGATGCCGGTCGTCACCGCGCTGGCCGTACTCGACCAGGCCGAACTCACTGTGCTGACACAGGAGTTCCATGCCGACGACGTCCAGGAGGTCACGTTCCGCCAAGCGGTGGCGACAGCCGAGCCCACAGAGGAGGCCGCCGACGACACCGTGGACGTCACGGACGACCAGGACGACGAGGTCCACGACGTCACGGACGCCCAGGACGAGGATGTCCAGGAGGAAACGTTTCTCCAGGCCGTCGAGACGGCGGAGCCCACGGAGGAGGCCGCCGACGACACGGCAGAGGCCACGTTCGACCAGGCGGACGACGTCCAGGAGGTCACCGCGGACCAGGCGGAGGACGTGGCGGACGTCAGTCCGTCCCACGCTGTCTGGACGGCGTGCCAGGCGGCCACGGCCCCGGTCGCCAGCGCGTCCCAGGCTTGCATCGTGACCGAGAAGCCGATCACCAGTGCGCGGAGCCCGAGGTCAACCAGCCGCATCAGAGCGGCAGTTGCCTGCGCATTGTCCTTGAAGACGCCGAAGAACTCGCGCAGGGTGTCCGCGAACCAGCTGATGCTGGCGGCGATCTCGGGCGAGAACTGGACCGCGAGACCGGCCATCCCCTGGAGGACGGCGTCCAGCACGCCGACCAGCGGGAGCAAGATCAGCTTGAGCCGGTCGCCCCCGTTGGACAGGGTCAGGAAGAAGTCGCCGAAGGCGGCTCCGATGGCGACGAGCGCCACCGGCAGTTGCTCGGTGAACGTTCGCATCCCCGGCGAGGCCATCGCCGCAGTCAGCTTCGGGAACAGGACGTCCGTGAAGCTGGTGATCGACGCCACCATGGGGCGTACGAACTGTGCCCCGGCGTCGAAGAACGCCTTGATCGCGGGCTCGGCCTGCTTGAACCAGGCCGTGACGTCCTTGACCGCGCCGCCGAACTCGTTGCGGATCGCGGCAGTTGCAGGTTTCAGCGCCTCGCTGGCGGCCTGCATCGCCTCCTCGGCCTTCTTGCCGAGGGCCTTCATGTCGCCCGCCGCCGCGATGGCCGCGAGGCCGATCGGCAGCACCGGCAGCGCCGCCAGCGCGATGACGGCGACCAGCCCGGAGGCGACCACCGTCACCCATGCAGCGATGGCGGTGACCGCCACCAGCAGCGGCACCGCCGCAGCGGCGGACTGGGCGAGACCCCCCGCGATGCCCAGGGCGCCCTGGGCGGCCGAGCTGATGCCCGAGCCGATGCCCTGGAGGGCGGAAGCCGTCTGCTCGATCGAGAGCGTGAACAGGCGGCCGAAGTTGCGGGCGACGTCCGCTGCCCCCGACCCCAGGCTCGACAGGCCGGACTTGACCCGCTCGAAGCCGCCCCGGGCGAGGTGGACGTTGATCCCCAGCCGCCAGCGGCGGCCGGTGAACGCCCGGACCCGCGCCTCGGCCGGGCCGGTGTCGGCGTCGACGTCGGCCCGGATGCGGACCGTTCGCTCACGGGTGAGCGCGGCGATCCGGGCGGCGGCCTCGCCGGTGTCGGCGAAGACGTTGACCCGGGTGGTGCGGTCCTGGGTCAGCTCCCGCAGCCGGGCGTTGACGCCCGTGGTGTCAAGGTCCAGTTTGACCTTGAGCTTGGTGTACTTCTCCAGCATCTCCAAGTACTGCTTGAGGCGTTGGCGGAAGTCCGAGGTGTCGGGCAGGACGCGTACGTGGACGCGCCCGGCCTCTTTGCCGCCGGGGCCGGCCATCGGCTCACCTCCTACGTGAGCCGGACCGGCGCGGGCCGCTCAGGCGCGGCGGAGCGCGCGAGGACGGCCGCCGGAAGGCGGAACGTTTCTGCAAGGGGGGCTGATGCCTCGGCGACGGCCGGGCCCCCGCCGTCGCCGACCTCGCCCCGCAGGGCGGCGGCGAACGGGTTGCTGGTGCCGGTCGGCCGACCGGTGCGCTTGGCGTACGGGCGCGGATACGGCTTCGGCCGCTCCACCGTGCGCGGGTTCTTCGACGCCTTGGCGACCTGAACGTGGGTGAGCGCCTGGACGGCGTCCACCAGGTCCGCCAGGACGTACGCCTTGGCGTCCCATCCCAGGGCCTCACGGCCACCGCGGACTGCGGCCATCGTCGCGGAGTCGTCGGGGAGCGTCCCGATCAGGGCGAGGACGTAGCGGGCGGAGTGCCGTCCCCGGACCCAGTCCAGGACGTCCACCCCGCAGTAGCGGCGCAGGTCTGCGGTGATCTGCGCGCCGTGCTCGTCCAGCAGCCTGATCAGGCTTCGGCTTCCCCCGGGGCGGCCTGCTCCATCCACGCCTCGACCACGGTCATGGTCTGCTCCAGCGGCAGCGCGTCCACGGACTCGCGCATCGCCTTCTTGTCGGAGGCGACCGCGACCAGCAGCGCGGACATGGAGGCGATCCGGTTCTCGTTGCTGACCTTCTTGGACTGCACGACGTCCAGCAGAGCGAGCGCGGTCTTCAGGTCACCGCCGGGCAGGGCCTCGATCCGGCGCAGGCGGACCTTCGTGCCGTTCTTGGCGACGAACTTCAGGCCCTTGCCGGTGTGCTTGCGCTCGGCCTCGGCGGCGAGGTCGGCGAAGTCCAGGGTGGTGCTCAGGGTGGATCTCTCCTAGCTGGGGGTGGGGTGGATCAGGCTGCGGGCTGGAGGCCGACGGCCAGGTCGAACACGGGGGTGACGGAGCCGAGCGGCGTCGACTGGTTGAGGGCCACGACGGTGGCCTTCACCGGCATCTCGCCGAGCGCGGCCGGGTCCATGGTCACCGAGTCCGCGCCGATGATCGACGTCTTCGGGTAGTGCCAGGCCACGCACTTCGTGCCGTCCACCGCCGCGACCATCAGCGCACGGTTCTGCGCGGCGGGGCTCGTCGGGATGGAGAACAGGCCCTTGCTGTCCAGCCCCTTGTCGGTGCCGTAATACAGCTTGTAGGACTCCGCGGTGAAGTCGGACAGATTGATCGTCACCGCGTAGGTCTTGCCGGGGTCGGTGGTCTTCAGGCTCTTGTTCTGCCAGCTCCCCAGTACCTCGGGCTCGTCGCCATCCACCGACATCTCGATGCCGTTGTCCAGGCTGGTGTTGCCGATGCTCTTCCAGTTCAGCCCGGTCGGGCCCCACTTGGTCGAGTCCTTCGGGTCGAAGCCCTTGCTCAGGTCCGGCAGCGCGGTGCCCGGCGGGGCGACGTAGATGTACCCGGTACCCGGTACCAGGACAGAGGGCTCGTCAGCCAAGCTGAATCCGTTCCGGCCCTCATCGGGGCCTTGTAGCGATCATGTAGTTGCCCGAGAACCGGTAGAAGCCGGTCTGGGCCTCGGTCATCGGGTCGGTGGTGGCGAACGGGCCGGTGGCTTCGCGGAACCGGCTGAGGTAGCCGTCCGCGTTGCCCCACTGCTCGAAGGTCAGGCGGACCAGGCCCGCGCGGGCGCGGCGGGCCAGCAGGGAGGCGTCCGCCCGGGTGGTCGCGTAGGTCTGGACGACGAACATGCCCTCGTCCACGTACCGCTTGTCCTTCATCACGCCGCCGACCCTGCGGGTGATCACCAGACCGCCGGTCCTGCCCAGCGCGAGCTGCCAGTCGGTGGGCAGGTAGACCGCGCAGCGGTGCTCCGGGAGCACGGTGCGCAGGGCTTCCAGGACGATGCGCTCGGAGTCGGGCATCAGGTACGGCTCGCGGGTCACCACAGGGCGGCCTCCATCGCGTGGATGCCGTCCACCGGCCGCCCGGCGCGCTCGTTCCAGCCGCCCCAGTTCTTGTGGGCGGCCAGCGGGTCCAGGTTGACGATGGCGTAGCCCTTGGCGTGCCGCTTCACCTTGATCCCTGCGATGAACTCGCCGGTGTCGATGTGCAGGCTGGCCTTCGCCACGACCCGGGCGGCGCGCTCCTCGGCCTCCAGCTTGAGGGCGCCCATGACGCCGGGAAGGCCCGCGACCACGGTGTCCAGGTCGGGGCGGAGTTCAGGCACTCTGGCCGCCCCCTTCCACGATCACGGTGACGAAGCGCATCCGGTCGGAAGCGCCGTGGTGGGAGCGGGGTGCGTCGACCACGGCCCAGTGCGTGCCGGGGTCGCCGTCGTCCTCGAAGACGACGGTCGACCACTTGTCGACCACCACGCCGGGCGGGAAGACGAGCTTGCGGCGCACGGGCGGGGACCAGCCGACCTGAGCGCCGACCGGGGCCCGCCAGCCTGCGGCGTCGCCGACCGGGGCGACCCACGCCGAGTAGGTGCTGCTCGGCCCGGGTGCCGGCCGACGGTCGCCGTAGCCGTCATCGACGTAGCGGACGGTGTGGACGGTCACCCGGGTACGGCCGCGTTCCAGCAGGCTCATGCGGTACCCCAGGAGTCTTCGGGGTCCGGGAACGGGTAGCCGGTGCGCATTCCGCGCGAGGCGACCTCGCGGCGGGCCTGCACGGAGCGCAGCCCACCGCGGCCTGCCGTCCGCTCGATCAGCGCCTGCTCGCCCCGGGTGAGGGCCAGGCCGACCGGGGAGCCGTCCGACATGCGGTAGCTCACCTCTCCGGCCTGCTCCTGCACGTACCCCTCGGGGTTGCGGAAGCGGCGGTCCGCCACGGCCAGGGCCAGGGAACGGATCACCGGAGGGTGCCGCTGCGGGGTCCAGGCCCGGTGGCCGGTGGCGGCGATCATCCAGAACGCGTCCTCCAGCGCGGCGTTCGCCCGCTCCCAGTCCGGCGTACCGGGCTCGGGGGCGGGCCTGCCCAGGCGCTTGAAGAGGTCGGCGACGTCGAGCGCCACGAGGGCCCCTTACTTCGCGGGGACGGCGGTCGGCTCGCCGGTGAAGGTGACCTTGACGCCACGCACCTTGACGATGTTGGCGGGCTTCGACCAGTCGGTCTCACCCTTCTTCAGGTCGGTGACCAGGGTCGTGCCCCAGTACGAGGACAGGAAACTGCGCTCCATGGCCGCACCGGAGTTGTAGTCCTTGATCCACCGCAGGGAGAAGCCGTCCGCGTCCTGCCGGCCGCCCTTCGCGGACTCCGGGACGGACGGCGCTCCGGAGACGAGCTGGATCGCCGAGCGGTGGAAGGCGTACACGCCCATCGGGCTGAGCTTGTCGTTGGTGGACTCCACGAGGGTGAAGCCGTGGATGCGGCCGATGGTCGACTCCCGCAGCGCAGCGCCGCCGTTGGCGGACTCGTTGGCCTTCAGGATGTTCGGGTCGTTGAGCAGGTAGAACGCGGCCTCGGAGCCGAGCACGGCGGTGCGGCCCTCGGCGGGGATGTTCTCCTTGTTGAGCTGGACGCGCAGGCGCGCGAGGCTCTTGCGGATCATCTGGCCGGCCGCCTCGTCGGACGGGGCCTTGGCCAGGTCGACGGGGATCTTCGCGGCGGTGGCGACCTCGGGGAACTCGGTCATCGCGGTGGCGACCTTGTTCTCCAGCCGCTCGGTGATGGAGTCGACCTGCGGCACCATGACCTGCTCGCCGAAGCTGAGGAGGTCGAGCGAGAGTTCGGCGTCGGACAGGTCGACCGCCGAGTAGGCGTGGGTGTCGATCTTGACCGGCATCAGACCCTCGTTCAGGTTCTCCGACTGAATCCAGGTGGAGGTGTCGTTGAACTTGCGCTTGGCGTCGATCGCCTCCTCCGCGCCCTTCAGGCGGGCGGGGCGGCGGACGTTGATGACCTGGCCGGTGGCGTTGACGAACTCGGACGCGGCGCGGCGGTCGAACATCCCCGCCAGGACCACGGAGTCCTTCAGGTTGGCCAGGGCCTGGCCCACGAGCTTGTCGGGGTTCTGGAAAGCGTTGGCACGGTTCGGGTTTACAGAAATGGCGCTGTTCCTCGGGAAGACGGAAGGCCGCCCCGGGACGGGACGGCCTCATGCGGTGCGGTCGGGGAAGGGCAGGTCAGATGCCGTAACGGCGCTGGCGCAGCTTCTCGGCCAGGCCCTTGTACGGGTCGGGCTCGGAGTGCGGGGTCAGCCCGCCCGCGCCCAGCAGCGGCTTCGGCGCGGCGACGGTGGCCAGGGCCTCGGCGTGCTTGCGCACCGCGGCCTCGTCACCGCCCTGCACCAGGGCGGCGAGGACCGGCGGCAGCGCGTACTCGGCGGCGATGCGGTCCCGAAGGGCCTGCTCCTGGAGCTGGGCGACCTGCGCGCGCAGCTCGTCCGCCTCGACACCGGCCTCGGTGGAGCGCTCGCGGGTGGTCTCCAGGTCGGCGTTCAGCCGCTCGTACAGCGCCTTGTAGTCCGGTTCGACCGGAGCGGGGGCGGCCGGGCTCTCCTCGCCCTGCGGGGCCGGGGCCTCGGGCTTCGGCTCGACGGCCGGCGGGGTGGCCGGGTTCACCACTCCGCCGGGGATCGCCTCGGCCGGGGTCGGGGTCTGCTCGGACAAGCTCTCTCCTAGGTCTTGGTGGTCGTGCTGTAGTAGGTGCGCCAGTCGGCCAGCGACCCGCCCCCGAAGTCCCGCCACATCCGGGAGTACTTCCCGTTCTCGGCGGGGAGCTGGTAGCGGCGGGAGAAGATCGGGACGGCCTGGCAGTGGCAGTGGGGGTGTGCGCCGAAGGCGGCTGTGCGCTTGGACTTGTAGACCGCGCCCCGGCCGGCCATGAGCGCGCAGAAGTAGCAGGGGCTCGCGTCGGTGGCGCGGTAGTAACCGATCGCCCCCGGGTCGTCCTGGAGGGCGGCGTGGATCGCGTCCCGGCCGCCGTCCTGGACGAGCATCCCGCCCGCCCCGGAGCTGCCGGTCTTCAGCGACTCGGCGAACTCCTTCTCCCAGGCGATCAGCGCGGGGTCGTCCAGCGCCGTCGAACCCTCCCGGTCCGGGCGCTCGCGCTCGTGCTTCTCGACGCGGGCGGTGACCTCGGTGCGGAACGCCTCCTCGACCCGCCGGGCCTCGCGCGCCAGGTCGGCGGCGGGGAAGGGGTCGCGGGTGTCCACGGGCAGAGGTGTTGACGGGCCGGAGCCGGTCCGCTTGCCCGTGGCACGGTTGAAGTCGGCCCACAGGGAGCCGAGCGAGGCACCCGGGCGGTAGCCGGGGCCGCCGATCACGCGGCCGGTCTCCAGCGCGCGCACCAGCCGGTAGAAGGCGATCGACAGCGTGTAGGAGGCCGCCGCGGATTCGCGGATCGCCGCGACGTAGGCGGCCTCCAGCTCGGTCAGCGACCCGGCGACCTCGCGGGCCTCGACGGCGGCCAGGGCCTCGGCCCACCGGGCGGAGAACTCACCGGCCAGCGCTTCCTGCGCGAGCTGGTACGCGGCCACTGCCCGCAGGATCTCGGCGGTTCTCGGAGTCCACGCCACGGTTCGCCGCCTCCTTCTGCTGCTTCAGGGCCTCGGCCTCGGCCTGCTCCGCCTTGCGGGCGGCTTCCTCTGCGGCCTTCACCGCCTCGTCGATGTCGGCCTGGCTGAAGCCGGGCACCTTGCGCAGCGCGACCGACAACGGGACGCCCTGCTGCATGAGCTTGACCATCGCGTCGGCGGCCTGGGCCAGGCTGCGGGTTGCCTTCTCGGCCCACTCGACCTGGCTCTCGTCCTGCTCGGTCCCGCCCCGGCCGGCCGCGACGGCGCACAGCCGGAACACGGACTCCCACGACTCGCCCAGCGAGTCCTGGAGCGTACTCAAGAACCTCTTGAAGCTCGTCTCGGCGGCGGCCAAGGCGTCTGCCGAGAGGTTCACCAGGTTCGACCCGGCGAGGTAGTGCGGCGGTACGTCGGCCAGGCCCATGATCTCTTCGACGGTCTGACGGCGGGAGGCCAACAGGTCGCCGGTCGGCATGGCGGGGAGCTGTCCGAACCGGGCGTCGGAGTTGGGCGCCATCAGCAGCGTGGACGGGTCCAGCGAGGGGACGTCGTACACCGGCTCGCCGGTCTCCGGGTCGCGCACCGGGTCACCCGTCTCCGGGTCCAGGCGCTCGGAGGGAGCCAGGCCGGTGGCGAAGCGGATCGCGTGCGCGCCCCAGTGCTCGTTGAGCAGCAGGGACAGCGTCTGCTGGTTGAGGCGGTCCTGCGAGGTGATCAGCGGCTCGACCAGGCCCCGGGTGCGGCCCCGAAGGTCCACGGCCGGGGAGAACCGCACCACCGGGCACACGCCCATGCCGTGCGGTTCGACGGTGAGCACCGCGGAGTCGGGTTCGGCGTCCAGGTCGACGGTGTACTTCGCCACGTCGTCCCACAGGAAGCCGACGGTGCGGTCCTCGTCCGGCTGCTGCTCGGGCACGTGCAGCGCGTACACCGGGAACTCGTCCCACGCCGGATCGGCGTAGACGGCCACCGTGCTGATCGAGTCGTACGCCCGGATCGCGGGCTCGCGGCGGCCCTTGCGCGGGTCGGGGGTGACCACGACATACGCGGCCCCCGAGGTGAGCGCGGCGCGGTGCACGGCGTTCTGCCGCTCGTCCAGCCGGGCCTTCTGCCAGAACGCCCACTCGTTCGCGTTCTCGCCGCTGCCCGGCTTGCGGAAGCCCTGCACGCGCAGGGCGTTCAGCGGGGCCTCCACCGCCAGGCTGCTGACGTTCACGATGGACCGCTTCACCAGGTCCTTGAACTCGCTGTTGGCCTTGGCCGGCATCCACGGGGCGCGATGGGCGCCCCGTGCGTAGCGGTCGACCAGGTTGAGCCGGTCGTAATCGCGGTCGATCAGCGACTTGGCGTGCCGGGCACGCTTGACGACAGGGAGGGACATCAGAACCCTCCTCGGGTCTGTAGCGTTCCGGGCTGCTTCGGGGGCTTGAGCTTGCCGCTCTCGGTGAGACGGCGATGGGCGATCCAGGCCAGCACCATCGCGGCGTACAGGTCGACCTTCAGCTTCGACTCGCGGGACTCCTTGCCGAAGCTGAAGCCGTACTGGTTGGGGCGCTTGCGGGCGTTCATGGTGTGGCGGGTCAGCGAGTAGTCGCGCACGTGCGGCAGGGCCACCGTCTCGATCGCGCCGACGAGCGCCATGTGCTCGGTCGTGATCTCGCGCTGGTTGGCGCGCATGTCGAAGCCGACCGTGGACTTCCCGGACGCCTTGATCAGCAGGTGCTTGCCGTACTTCTCCGACCAGTCGGCGACGTAGGACTCCCACCCGGCGACGTCGGCGAAGAAGCCGACCACCGTGTACTTCTGGAAGACGTGGCCGACCATGTCGTTGACCTCCTGGCCGTCCACTTCCCAGGTCTTGCCAGCCGGGCCGTCGGGCTTCTCCCACAGCGCCAGCTTCTGGACCAGCTTGTCCCGAACGCGCATGGCCAGAAGCCCTGTTGAGTCGTCGGTCTTGCCGCCGTCGAAGGCGAGCACGATCCGCTCGCCGGGCTTGATGCCGTCGGCCGGCTCGACCGTGGCCAGGTCCCAGGTGTCGCGGTCCACCAGCGCGTCATCGTGAGAACTGAGCTGGTTGAGGTACTTGCGGCGGGACTCGTCCTCCGAGGTGGACGCGGACCAGATGTCGCGCATCACGCGGTCGGGGTTGATCCACACCGAGTCACCCCGGGCGCACAGGATCGCGGCCCGGAGCTGCTGCTCGTCAGCGAGGTCGACCCCGGGCGGGGCCTCCACCGAGTCGTAGTAGATACCGGCGTCGCGGTTCACCCCGTCGCGCTGCTTCTCGAAGGCGTACCAGGTGCCTTCGGCGACCGACTCTTCGCCGATCACCGGAGCGTTGGTAATCTCCATCGTTCGCCCACCAACTTTGGTGGCGTTGGGGCGAATTGTGGCTGCTAGGCGGGGGCCCTGCGTGGCCTCCACCCAGTGCCACGTTTCGTTGAGCAGTGACATCGACGGTCGCCCGCCTTCCGCAGCGCGGAAGCTGGACGCCTTCGCCTCCAGGCGGCACTGGCGGCCGTCGGTGTCCGTCTGCGAGGCGTAGCAGACCTCTTGGCCGAGCTTGATCGCGTACCGGTCGATGGCGGCCTGGCTGAAGATCGTGGAGAACGCCGACATGGTGTTGACGTTCTGCGCGGCGGCCACCGCGAAGATCTGCACCCAGCTCTCGGCCGGCGGACCGGCGATCGGCGAGCCGTCGGCGCGGAACCCGGTCAGGCGGCACGGGCCGACGAACTCCATCGCGCAGATTGAGGCGAACATCGGGTCCTTGCCCCAGCCCTTGAGGCGGCGCACGGTACCGGATTCGTAGCGGAAGCCGCGGCCCCAGGTCTCGGGATCGTTGGGGTCCTCTGGTACGGCGTCGTCGCGCAGCTCGTACCAGCGCGCCAGGATGCGGACCTGCTCCGGGGTGTACTTCCAGTCCGGGCGGAACGCGCGAGCGCTCCAGCGCAGCAGCTCGCCCGCGAGAGTGCGGTGCGGGTGCGGGGTGTCGTCCGCGATCGTGCGGACCGGCTCGTAGGCGAGGGGACGGTTCATGGGTCACTCCCCCTCGAAAGGCTCGGCGGGCCGCTTCCGGCTTGGGGGGACAGGCTGTCCCCCCAAAGCTCTCCGCGCCCTACGGCTGGGCCGCCTCCCGCTGGGCGCGCTCTTCCAGCAGCCGGGCAGCTCCCTCGGAGACGTGCTCACCAGCCGCGAAGGGCGAAGTCATGTCGTGGGCCCACAGCTCGCGGGCGACGGCGTGCGGGACCTCGGAGTCCAAGCACGCCTCGTAGTAGACGATCGTCCGCGCGATGCGCAGGGACTCGTCCGAGGGGCCTGCGGCCCGTGCTGCCTTGCGGCGTGCCACGGCGGGCTCCTCTCAAACTCGGTTTCCCCAGCGGGCGCCCACGGCGTCGCGGGCGTTGTGGCCTCGGCGGTTGCCCTCGCCCTCACCGCGGATCTTGGCGAGGTGGCCGGCGGCCTGGGTTCGGCTGAGCTGGGCCTGCGCGATGCCGGGGTGGAGAACCATCATTCCGGCCCGGTTCCCGCCGGGGATCATCTGGCCTTCGCGGCGAACCACGGCGTCGAGCTGGGCGGCGCGCGCGAGCATCGGCGCGGCCACGTCGATCAGCGCGAGGTCGGTCGGCTCAAGGTCCAACTCGGTCTCGTACAGCTCGACCAGCGCGGCGCGGATCTTGGCCGCGTCCTTCTCGGTCGGGTCGACGTTCAACGGACCTCCCCGGGGTGCGTACGGCGGTTTCGGATGGGCTGCCAGCGGTCCGCGGTGGCCCGTCGGCGGGCTCGGCCGGCGTCGGCAGAGTCCTTACGGAGGACGTGCCAGTCGCACAGCGCGCGCAGGTTGGCCGACGCGTCGGGGCCGCCTTCGGAGGCGGGGACGATGTGGTCGCAGTGGCGCGCGGGCTCGCCGCACAGCTCGCCGGTGTCGTACCGGACGTGCTGGCAGCGCCAGGCGTCGCGGTTCATCACCGCGCGGCGAAGGCGGGTCCAGTGCGGGGGAAGCGGGGTTGTCCGGCGCGAACTCGCGGCCAC